GCACATACCCTTGAGCGCCCCACGGCTTCGGTTCTGTCACCGTCATCATGCAGGCCGCAAACATGCGGTTCCGGCAAGTCTCCGGGTTCAGTTGCACTATCTCGCCTACCTTCAGGCGTTCGCCTGGTTCCATCATTTCCTCGCTTCGCCACCAGCGGCGGCCTAGCTGGGCGCTCAAGCGGAGTCGCTACGGCCTTCGGCCTTCGCGTCCGGCTTAGCTTCGACGTTATGCGTCTGCTCTACTCGAAACGGTCTTCGCACGCCAGCGCTGAAGGCTTCGGCAGCCTCAAGCGCTAGGCCAACACGATCGGCGGGCGCTTTGTCCTTCGTGGCATAAAGTGCGCCGAGCGCCAGATCGGAGCCGCAGCCAACAGCGTCAAAAGGCTCGATGTTTTCGCCGACCTGGTAGTCGCTGCACACTCGAAAGACCCGGCCGCGGTAGCCGACAAGGAACTCGCCAGCCTCTTCAGCGCCGTTGTTGGTGCGGGCATACCCGCCGACCTTCAGGGTGTCGCGCAAGACGTCAATGAAGACCGTGCTCATGTAGCGCTCGGCATCCCACTCGCTGTGGTGCAGCGGCGGCGTGAATTTGTAGCCGAGCAGCTGGCCCATGCGAAACGAACTTGTGAAGCCAAAAAGAAAATCACCCACGCGGTAAATTTTCGGGTCGCGCCGCACGGCAAGAGACAACCCGGCGACCCCGGCTGAATCCGCTCCCATCCATACATTGCCCTCGTGGGCCACTGCTGCAATACAGGTCATTCTTTCGCTCCGTTCAAAGACGCATAACAATTCTCTCAACCGGACGGCTTCGCCGCCGGTTAGCTCAGGTCGTTAGGCCCTTGCCAGAAGCACGGCAGCCCACACCACCAGCGCCGCGTTAACCAGAACGTCAATCGCCTCTTCGGCCGGTTTCCTGGGTGGCAGGTTGCCCGACACCAGCCAAAGCAACTTCCCGCACCCAGTCAGCGTCAACAGTGCAATCAGCACCCATAAAAACCAACTCATCTCGTTTCTCCACCAACGGGCCTAACCCGTCGCTCGAAAGGAGGCGCTACGGCACCTGTTGTTGCCTCGCGCCCATCACGCGCCCCTTTCAGCTCTAGCGTTAGCCGTCTACCGCTTCGGACACAGCATCGTCGAACGCGAGGTCATCAGTCTCGGCGCCGATCTTCACGCCAGCCGCTGCTGCACCCACGTTCTTGCACGCTTGGCGGTAGTAGCTGGCCTTAAGTTCCGCGCCGACCCCGCGGCGCCCAAGCATGACCGGGCTGTAGACCTCGCTTCCGACGCCCATGAAGGGCGTGAATACCGTCTCGCCTGGGTTGCTGAAAAGCTGCACGCAACGGTCGATCACGTCAAGCTGCAGCGGGTGGACGTGCTTCTCGTCCTCGCCATCGCGTGCCTCACGGAAGGGCAGAACGTGGCCGATGCGGATGTCGTCCCACATGCAATCGGCGTACTGGCGCCAGATCCAATGCGAAAAACGGTTCTCGGTCTGCTTGCCTTTCCACCCGCGATAGGACATGACTTCGCCGGGTGGCACGCGGTCGCCTGCGTACTCAAGCATTCCTACCGGGTGCTGAACCGGAACCGGGTTTGTTCCCTTGCGCCGGAACGTCAGCAACTGGTCGCCAGCAGCGACGCCACAATCAATCGAGTCATTAACCAGCGACTGATGAGCCAGGTTCTTCTGCATCGTGCGCAAGCGCACGGCCAGCGGTTCCTTCCAGATCATGCGGCGCCCGGTAAAATTCCACCCTTCGCGCTCGTGCAGTCGGATGATGTCTCCGGGAAAATCGATGTAGCTGTCGGTGCCGCTGTTGCTACGCGGCACGTCCATGCAGTGAACGGCTGTCACGCGGCCCGGCATCGTCACGCGGGCAAGCTCCCGCACCACGAATGCGTACTGCTCGAAGAAAATGCCGTAGTCGTCGCAGTTCGACAGGTCGCGGTCATTGCTGCTGTAGTGATACAGACCGCCGAACGGCGGCGAGTAGATCGACAGGTGAACGCAGGCGGCAGGCATGCCCTGCATGACCTCCACGCAGTCGCCGTGATAAAGAGCGAACTTGTCGGTAATCAGTTGGTCGTGCACAGCCATTGCGGTAGCTCCTGAGTCTTGGTGAATTGCGATGCGCGGTCGATAGCCTGGGCGGCGTTCATCTGCGCGACGAGGTTTGAAAACATCTTGTCGGCCTGCTCGGCCTTGCGTTGCAGGTTCCGAAGAACCCCGCGCTCGCCTTCCGTGGTGATGATGTCCACCGTTACGGGCCGCGTCTGCCCAAACCGCCAGCAGCGCCGCACCCCTTGGTAATACTGCTCGAACGAGTGCGACGGGAAAAACGTGATGTGGTTGCAGTGCTGGTAGTTCAAGCCCCAAGCGCCGATCTTCGGCTTCGTGATAAGCACGCGGGCGCGGCCTTCCGCGAAGTCCAACAACTTGCCTTCCTTCTTGTCGTCAGAGTCGGCTCCGCTGACCTCTACTGCATCCGGTATCAAGTCGGCCAGGCGGTCGCTTTCATCGTTCAGGTGGCACCACACCAGCGCGGGCTGTCCGGTTCCGTTTACCAGCGCCGCAACGCGCTCGCAGCGTTCGCCCATCGTGCGGCGCCGTTCTTCGCGTTGCTCATCAAGGCCGACCGCAGGCAGGGCGAAGAGCATTCCCGGCGCGCATGTGTCCGTCTCGACCACATGCTCAACCTCGCGCAGCGCCGGAAGCACGAACCGCGTATCGTCAAACCCAATGTCTGATGGCCGGCGCACTGCCCGCGCCCAAGAGCACACCCAGCGCCAGAACGGAAGTTCGGCGTGGCCCTTCAACCGCCACTTGATGACCTCGCCAGCGAATCGGCCCGACGCGCTGTTGTTCAAGTCGTTTTTGAAAAACCGATTGAGCATGTCCATGTGACCGAGATAACCCAGGGCCTCGGATGACGTGCCTAGTTCGGTGAAGTCGTTCGGTGCTGCTGTCGCCGTGGCCAGCAATCGATACGGCAACTTGCGCGCAAAGGCGGTAATCGCGCCGCGCGTGGCCCCGCTGTAGCTCTTGAGAATGCTGCTCTCGTCGCAGGCCACGCCGACAAACTGCGTCGCTTCAAACAGGTGCAGCTTCTCGTAGTTCGTGATCGTGATGCCTGCGTGCGGGACACCGTTGCGCGAGACCTTCGCTTCAATGCCAAACTTCAAGGCATCGGCGGCAATCTGATGTGTCACCGCCAGCGGCGTAAGCAGCAGCACCCGGCCGCCTGTGCGCTTCACGATGTTGTCGGCCCATACCAGTTCCATCGCCGTCTTGCCAAGGCCACAGTCGGCAAAGATGGCAGCGCGGCCCTTGCGAAGCGACCAGGCTACTAGATCGGCCTGGAAGTCAAACAGCCAGCCAGGCATATCAACGGGCTCAAACCCGTGATCGCCGCCTAGCTGCGCTTTCGTGTCAATGAATGTTGCGTAATCCACGTTCTTCTGTCCTCGTTGCAAATACACGCCTAACCCGTCATTCCAGCGGACGGCCTACGGCCGCCGCTGAATTCCCACGTTAGCCCGCTTCAGCCCGCGCAGTCTCTTGCGCTCCAGCCGCTCAGCTTCAGCGTGCATTGCCGGCACATCATCAGGATGAACCCACCGCTTGAACTGCACCCGGCCCGCTGCTGTCTCGCGGGCCTTGCGGTCGGCTTGGCGCTGGGCGTCTGTCTTGGGCCCCGTCATGCAGCGCGCAACACATAGGTCTTGCCAGCCCCGTCTTCGTCACTGTCTGCAATCTTTTCAATGATGAGATATTCGCCTGCCGGTATGTCCTGCATCATCGGGTAGCCGCCGTGAGCGACAAATGGCGTTACAAAGTATTCCAGCTTCCACGGTACGCGGCCTGCGAGCCAAGCTGGCGGCGCCTTGACGATTACGCGGTCCCCCACATAGGCATTGAGGTCCCGCATTGTGTAGGTCGTTGTCATGTTGTTCGCCTTGGCTGGTTGCTGATCCGATATGGAGAATGTAGCGCATCGTGAGCACTCACGCAAGCCCATCATGCAACTATTTTTCTGTCTTCCAGCGGCGGCCTAACTGGGCGCTCAAGTCACTCCCGCACTTTGTCCACGCGGGCATCGAGCCATGCGCTTAGGCTCTGACCAGCCGCATCCGCCAACCGGGCTGCCTTCTCCTTGCGATCTGGCGTCGTGCGCCACTCGACACGAGCCGTTCTGCCCTCTCCCTCGGGCAGCGGCGGGCGGCCCATCAGCGGCTCGGGGTCGCGCCCGGCCAGGCCGTCGCGGTAGCCCCGACCCAGTTCTGCGCGGTGGTCGCCGGCCTCGCCGAGGCCCGACCACTTTGTGTGTTCGTCGGCTGTGCCGAATGCCTCGCCGTGGTAGTGCCGGCGCAGGCCGCGCTGGTAGCCTGCGCCGTAGTCGCCGGCGAGCAGTTTGGCGCGGCGGGCCAGCGTCTGGAATCCTGCCTCGTTCATCATGCGCCGCCCAATTCGGCGACCAGCGCTACGAGCTGCGGCGCAACGACGCGCCCGGCCCGGTCCTGCGGATGCGTGGCGACATACATCGCGGAAGTGCCGTCTGCGTCCTGCTCGTTGATGTCGCCGCCGCTCGCAACGTATTGGCGAAGTTCATTCGCCCCGCGCTTCCCGGCGGTGTTCAAGAACAGCTCGGCGTAGTCGAATGCCTTCATTTTAAGCTCCTGGTTGCTGAACAGAACTGCTCTGCCCATGACCGTTAATGTACGGCACTCTAGTCTGCCTGTCAATGGCTTTCTGTACGGTTACAATGTAAAGATCGCGCGCTTCGGACGCAGCGCCCTAGCCCCGCGTTCGAGCCGAGGGCCTACGGCCCCGGGCATCCTGCGGCACGGCCAGGAATCGGCAAGTCTTGCAGCTTCGTATTTTGTTTGCGTCCACGCCGCTCATGCAAACGTCATCCGCTTAAACATCGCGCGCGTGCGCTCCACATCGCCCCGACAGTACGCGGCGACATCGTCAATGCGCCCCTCCTGCACTGCCGGCCACACGTCTGCACCGCTCATGCCCTCTTTGCCGGGGATGCCCAGCAGGCGGCATATGCGGTCTATGCTCGCGCCTTTGCGCTCCGTGGCGTCCCATAGCAGCATCGTGTCGGCCACGGCATCGCTCCACGGTTTCGGCGCATTGGGCCACCAGAAGCACGGTTTGACTTGACTGACGATGCAGCGCTTGCGCAGAAACGGCAAGTCGAAAGCTATGTGGTTGTGTCCGATCAGCACGGGCTTTGTGCCGCTGTTGCGGTACAGCAGGGCCATAGCGTCGAAGAACTCGGCCAGCATTTCGACCTCTTCATGCCGGGTCAGGTCGCCCACCTGTAGCGATGTCGGCGGTTCGTCGTTGGCCGCCCAGCCGATGCACACCACTTGGCCGACACCGCCATCAAAGCTGGTTTTCAGCCATGCCGATTGAGCTTCGGCGGCGCGGTGTTCGGCAAGCCATGCGGCGATGGTTTCCGGGTTCTTGTGGGTGGCTGGCGCAGCGACGGCGGCGGCGTACTCTTCCAAAGCGCCGGGGCGCTGGTCGGGGACGGTTTCAATGTCGAAGGTGATGTTCATGACGGGTCAAAAGGGGATGTCTGAGTCCATGTCATCGAAGCCGCTAGAGCCGGCCGTTGCCGGTTGCTGTTGCTGGCGCCCGCCTTGTCGCGCCCACTCTGGCGCACGCTTGATCGCGTCCTGCAGCTTTTCATGAAACGATGCGAACATCTCCATATCAGGCGCGTCCAAGTCAAACGACACAATGGCGTGAACCGCCGCCGGCTTGACGTTCTTGAGAGCGCCCGGGAGTGGCGTCAACCCGGCGACGTTGCTGTACGTCTTGCCGTTGGTTTCGCTGGTCGTCACGTTGACCATGCAGTACGCGCCCAGCAGCTTTGACACGTCGAAGGCTTTGGCTTCCTCGTCCGTGAACTCCCGGCCGCGCCACGCCTGCAGGTCTTTGCGCAGCCCCGCCTTTTCATGCAGGCTCACGGTGTAGCTTTTGGAGATCGTCATCGGCATCATTCGGCCGTCTACATCGACCGTAAGGGGCTGACCGTCGTCGTCTTCCCCGAACAACTCCCACCCGATGCGGAGCTTGTGCTGTGACTTCTCGCCAAACTGGCCGGTGCTGGTTTGCGTGCCCAGGTCGATGAGCGAATAGCAGCGCCCGATGTAGGCGCCTGCTGGTACGCGCTTGAAGTTGCCGCCGCCACTGTCTTTTGCAATGAATCCCATTTAAATCTCCAGTTGTGCCGCTCTCACAGGTGGCGGCGAACCTATTGAAATTAGTCGTGCAGGTACGTCCCAGCCGCATCAACCGTTGGCCCGTCGGCCTCATCGCTCTGCGCGCTGGCTATCTGGTCGCGTTGGTACTCATCGGCGTAGGCTTGCGTCTCGGCCGGTGTCATCGGGCGCACGTCGAAAGCGTGCGGCATCGCCAGCGCGATTTCAGGCGGCCATGCCCCCTCAAGGAACACGACTTCCGGCGGCCAGGGCCAGTCAGGGCGCGGCGTCATGCGAGCCACCACACGCCAACAACGACAACTGCCGCGCTGGCC